CAACGAAGGCGGTTACGTGCCTTCACACTCGTGACCTCACCGGCCTCCCAGACGTTGTCTGGAGAAGGGTTCTCAACGAACCACTGGTGAAGATGGGAGTGCCCGTCTGGCGTTGATTTCCTAACCTTACTTTCGACTGTAAGGATCTGGACCTCAGCACGATGCAATCGATGATTGAATCGGGCCTTCAGGTGCCTGTTAGGGCCACTGGAGACAATGCCAAAGACAGTAGATCCCGAATCCTTGAAGGCAATCTTTTTACGGATTACCTCGGGTATAGTCTCTAGCAGTTTCCGTGAAGCGTTAATAAATCCCTTGTAAAAGAGATTGTTAGCGCAATCCACGGTAGAGACTAAGGTATTCGGGTCCCGCGACTGATAGTATGTAAGCACATTGGCAGGAGTAATATCCTGGCCTTTGAAGGCATCCATCCCACAGGATTCACGGAAAAAGCCCTGATTAAAGGACTTTTTCGTGTTTACCTTGAGCTGGAGAACTTCCAATATGCTACAAATCGCGGAATAATGATCTGAGGGGACAATCATATCGTCCCCAAAGACCCGGACCTGCTTTGCCAAACAGCTTAGTCTAGACTCCCCGGTACGGGCGTAAATAACACCCATACATATGAGAGCGTAGACGACAGACTGTAATGGAAAAGTAAAGGCAGCGCCCTGTGCAGCAAATTTCTTTAACTGCACTACCTTACCGTCCGGATATATAATATCCGGAGTCCGAGCGGCGTTTAGTGCCTCTAGGAAGGAGTATTTCATCCTCCAGATGCATTCCACGACTGCACAGGACAAACGGTCAGAAGCTGACGAGAGATCTATAGTCGAAAATTCTCTTGTCAACGAGGCGTCTAAAGCCAACTTCCGGGAGGGTTCCTGAGACCTGAAGTCAAGACTATGGCGGAGAGATGAGCGTTTTACGTTTTCACGTATAACATTCATAATTCCCTGCTGTATGTATTGGCTTGCAATCGGTTCCGAGGCGATAAGCCTAGGTCCCTTAAAGTCTTTTGGAACCCCAATCAACTTAGATGGGTGAGAATGATCAATTGGAATCGATCCTTCCCAGATCTGGTGTGAAACCAGCCCATATAAGTCGAAAGGGAAGCGGGACTCTAACCGTAACGGCCAGCTTGGGAATTCGAATTTCGATTTTCCAAACTGTTCCGAGACGGCGCCAGGCCCGTGTTTTGGTTTGAACCATTCGTCTCTCCAGACGAACCGACGGGCGAACCTGTCGGCCAGACTTTGGATACAGTCGAGGGACCATAAGATCCCTCTAGTATCCTGTGCTGGATAACGTCCGAAGAAGCGTCCTGCAATCTCACGGTTGCGGAGACCCAAGCCAACAAGGGTGGGATAACCACCATTGAGCCTAAGGTCAACGTCACCCCAAGACAAAACAGGAGTATGGAGTTGATCCTCGATAGATGCGAATTCACGGTATTTCTCCGCGACAGCATCTTCAGGGGCATCCATTTCTAGCTTTTTGGCAAATTTGAAAATTTGCCTCAAGCATCGAATGGACTCAACACACGGTTCATCCAAAAGTACACCACCGTCATTAAAGATCTTTGTGAACAAAGGCCTTAAAATGGTAGGACCGCTCTTGCGAAAGAACGGTAACCCTAGCAAGGGGCCCCAGTCACCACTCTCTAGCGAACTTTCCAATCCGCTACAAAGTGAAGGGAAATCAACGAGTAATACTCGAAGACCCCTAGACTTTAATGATAAGGCGACCTTATCAAGATCGCAGTGAAGTACTCCTTCATCGAGCTGAAGAATTTGTTCCACGTCTATGAACAGACCATGGAGCACATCCAACAGAACCGACTGTGTTTTCGCATTGTCCATAACACTTCCTTTTTGGTCGTGTGAAGACTGGCGTTTACCAGCTCCGGAAATGACCCGTTAAAGATGCTCAGCCGCCTCAGCTCTCGAAGTTATTAAGCTTCGCGATGTTGGCGGCGGTGCACATCCCTGCCACAGCGATAAGAGTATCATCGACTGCGGTAATATCGTCCGTGGAATAATGCGTCAGCGTAGCTGAAGCATCCCGGACATATTCGGGGGTAGTGCTCGTTGCAAAAACAGTCTGGCGTAGGCTGATATTGTGCCGCCACTTGCGGCGCCCATCAGCTTCAACCTTCAGTTCTTGCGAACGAATGAACATCTGGAAAGACTGAGTTGCCTCAACGAGGCGATACTCACTCTGACCTTTACCAGAGTCGATGCGGACAAGATTCTTGGCCACACCGCCAATGGTGACGGGTGTTGGGTCTGCGAAGGCCATAAATGGGCCCTTTCTTTGGTTTAAAAAGACGAACTTCCTGAACCCCTTGTAACCTTAAGGGAAGCAAGAGTCGCCAGGTGGGATGGTTGGAAAATATTAAATCCACCATCCGATCGGACGAAGGAAGGAGAGAACAGAGCACGTGTTTTGGTACTCCGTCCTTGTGCACCATCCGTTACAGCCATCCAAGATGGCTTTCCGGTTACAGTACACTCCGCGACGGTAAGCGTACGGCTCATTACAACAGCATCTCGTAGCTGGCATCCCTGCCGGTTTCCGAGTACTTTTATAATTGAGCCTACGTTAAGGAACCAATCCGAGAACCAGGACCAAGGCATAGCCTCCCATATCATAATGGGAAGACTATTGTCAAAGCCTAGCATATCGGAAAGTTCCGCACGCCGATCACCGCTCAAGGAAGCTCCGTAGCGAATAGGATCAACTCGATACCTCGCAGACCACCACTTTTCAAAAGTTGTGGTCGTATTGCAAGTCCCAGACACAATTTGCAGAAGAGACTGGAAAGTCTCCTTTGTATGTGACTGGTTCGAGTTGGCTCCTAATGAACCGCTCGCTCTTAGCTCACCATTCTTGACATTGTAAAACTTCTTCCGCCTCTTCTCGAGGTAGGAAGATAGATCCAGAATGTCAGATAAGTCGCTAAAGAACGGACGCCAGCCGAAGATATAGTTTAACCAATCTTCACCGGCGTGACGCACCGAGTAGTATTTGGCAAGCCTACGGTGGGATACTATCCAACCATTTGCAAGCCAGTACTCATGGAGCATCCGTGCACGGTTTGCTGCATGTCGCAGCATCCCTGGCACATCTTTAAGCTCGTACAAGAAATTGGGTAGCGAAACCGGGGGTTCCCCGGGATTCGCGTTAGCAATCGCTTGCGTTGCATCCTTGAAAGGGTACAACTGCCCAAGATGGTTCCTAATGACCTTAAAGAAGTCGGCGGGATAGTCCGTGAAAGTCACGTTACTGTTTCCGCCTAGCCCATTAGATCCGTTCAGAATTATTGGTCGGTTCGTCGTTTTCGTCAACGTCAATGGGTTTTGGCCCATTGGATTGCCTACAACGTCCGAACAAACCTGAGTTCCCTCGGATTGCGAGGAAAGGGATGTTATCCCAAATCCTCGCCTGGACCCTGAGATGTAGTTACCTACGTCTCTCGTCCTAGTTCTGGGTATTCCTGTCATTAGAGCTGTTTCCTTCACTGTTTGAGGTTAAGACACCTTGTTCTTCAAGGTTGCCATGGCCCCCGCGTAAGCGGGG